ATTCTTTTTAAATTCTTGAGACTTAACGCTAGGAACGGCAGGGGCTTTTTTAACTGAGGCAAGCTCAGCCTTTACAGCGTCCGTGTCTTTCTTAGCAGATTCAACAGCGGCAGCAAGCTCAGTCTTTTCAGTCTCAAGTGCTGCGATGCGCTCAGACAGATGACCGATTACGGCAACGAGGTCTTCGCTGCTCATTTCAGTTGACTGTTCTTCGCGTTCGATTTCAGAAATGATACCGTCCGTAGCTACGTATACTTTTGTTACGCCATCCTCAAGGATGTATTCGCCCATAGGAACTGGTACAGGATTGCCTTCGGCATCTTGCGTGTAGATGTCAACGCCTACCACCCACTCATCCGCAGTTGAGTAGATTTTGGTGCCGTCAGCAAGTGTGCCTTCTACGGCAAACTTTACCTCCGTTGCAGTCGCTTCGGCTGCGTCAGCTGATTCATCTTCAAACTTGATACCGAGTGCAGATGGTTCAATGTTGTACTTTTGAAATACAGCTTTGATTTGATTTTTGATATCTGACATTTTGGTAATTTTGATATTGTAGCAAAACAGCCGTTTTGTTGCATGAGCATTTGTGGCTACATTAGCCCTATAAAATCAAAATAATGAAAGCACAACCACAGACAAAAGACATGCGCATCAGTGCGCGCGTAACCGAAAAAGAATTCAAAGCAATCACAAAGGCAGCGAAGCAATCAAAGACAACTATTGCAGAATACATCAGATTGTCTATTCTAGGTTGATCACTGACTAACACAAATGAAAAAAGGGAGGCACGTTAGCTTCCCTTTTTTACCCTTAAACCCTAAATACTTTTATTGAATAAACCAAAACTCTTTTCAGAGGTCGCTAATATAATTACATTTTTTGTACAATCGTAATAGCTACATCATTTGTTGGATTGTTATCAGGCTGTCCGTTCACACTTACAACGCTGATTTTAAAAGTTGCAGGGTATTTTGTGTTTACGGTCGGATACATAACGTTACCTGTGCCGTTGCTTTGTCCCGGATTCAATGTTACGGGTCTATCCCAAAAACCAGTGCGTCCGTCAAACTCCCATTTCAATTTATAACTTGTGATAGTTGCAGCACCACGATTAGTTACGCGTGTACCGATGCGCACACGGTCAGGTGCTAGCCATGTGTAACCTGTTGGATTTAATTCTAAGTCATAATTGCCAACGGGCACAGGAGCAAGTACGTTGATGGATGTAGTTGCCATGTTATCGCTTTCATTGCTTTCATTTATCGAACCTGCAAGGTCAATGTATAGGTTGAACTTACCTACTCCAGTCACGTTGTTAGGCACCACGTATGGCAGCGTACCTGTAAACAATAGTTGGCCTTTTAAGATGGTCACATTGCCCGTGTAAAATGTCGACTTAGATCCATCGGGACGGATAAACTCTAGCGCAATGTTGGTCACTGTGTCGGCATCACGCACTTTGTCAAGTTGCACCGTGTAGCTAACTGTTACCTGCGCCCCCTGGTTAGCAGATGCAGGTGAACTCACTGTGCCGTATAGGTTGCTCAGTTCAGATGGTGGTGGTGGTGGTGGCAGCTCGCCGCTTTGTGCCTTCACGATTGCCGAATACAAATCAACAACACCGTAACCGAGTTCTAATGACTTGCCATTAGCATCATAAACATAGCCGCCGCTCTTTAACGCAGTGCTAGCGATGATGTCCGTCACTTGCTTTTCGGTTAGTGTAGGATTAGCAAGTATAATAGCAGCAGCACAACCAGCCATAACAGGACAAGCAGCAGATGTCCCGCTGAAATTTGTATAGTTCGAATCAGCCTTGTAGCCATTTGCGCCCATTCGATCTGTTGTTGGTGTAGCCACACCCGGAGCAGCTGCAAAAAGTTTGGTACCATAATTAGAAAATCCAGCACGTGTGTTATTTTGAGCAGATGCACCAACGGCATGCACCATCGGCAATCCTGCGGGGTTAATGTTTACTGTCGATGAGTAGTTGTTACCGCTTGATGCAAAGACACAAATACCTTTTCCTCCACGCCCTGTATTTTTTGCTTGTGTCAGCGCATTAGCAAACATTGTGTATGTGCTACCACCGCCCCAACTCATTGAAATAGCAAGGCAGTTTGGATTAGCAATAGCCTTGTTGACTGCGCGTGTTACGATTGTGTCCGATGTAAAGAAACCACCGCCGCTGTTTGAGTTCATTGCAATATGCAAAAATTGCACTTTGAGTTTGTTGTTACCGATTGAACTTACTCCGATGTCATTGCTGGTCTTTGCGCAAATCAATCCGCTACATGGCGTGCCGTGATTCTCATACGCGCTAATCGGTCGCACATCTGCTGTGTCATAGGCACAGTTCCAAGACAAGTCACTGATAGTACCTACTAAATCTTCGTGGTCAACTTCACACGCTACGTCAAGTACAGCCACTTCGCCGTATGCATTTGCCGGAATGAGTGACCATGCTTCAGTAGCACGAAAGTTTTGCAAGTGCCACTGCGCAGGAATTGACAATTCAGCACTAGCCTCAAATGGTTGGATGTAATCAGGCTCAATACTGATGAATAACTTAGTGCGCATTAGCGACTCATAGAACTCATCAAAGGATGCGAACGCAGGCACTTCTACAAACAGTGTGTTGGTTGCCTCAAACACTTCTGTGATTTTAACCTGCGTAAGTTCTAAATACTCAACAGCAGATTTCAGATTGTTAGTGATACATATTGCAAGACCGCTAGATATTTTGTCTAGTGATCTATCAACCTCATTCACCTGCGACACCTTCGCCGCATCGGGCACAACGTGTTTCTCATCTTCAAAGACTACAATGCCGAACGGTTCAAAGACCGACAGCACGTTGCTTTTTGTTTTGTTTTTGTCAAAGGATTTCTTATCCTTAAACTTTACCGCGTTTATTTTCATTTGTTGGAATTTACAGTGCTTAATAGTTGGTCAATCTCCAGTAGCAATTCAGCCTCGTAGTTCTTAACGCCACTCATTGCTACACCAACTTCATTGAAGAAACCTTCGATGCTATATCCTTTTACCTTGCCTTCTTTTACGTCCTTCCACACGCTGTCATCATCGACATGCGTACCGATGAACCATGTGCCATCTGGTAGTTCAGATAGTCCAAGTTGCATAGACTTGTCTTGCTTGCCTTCTTTCAGCCATGACTCAACAACCGTCACACCCGTCACAGGTATCTCATGTTGCAAGTTGGTTGTGTGTTGCAGATTCTTTTTGAAGAACTGATGTGCGATAGCTTGCACGGTGGCCTTTTCAAAATAAACGTAGTATGGCTCACCCTTTTCATCATAGCGCAAAATCTCTTTATCCGGGATGAGTGCAGCACCGTATAGCATTCTACGTTCGTCATTCAACGCACTCAGCTGCATCTTTGATAGTGCAATCCAATTTTCTTCTATGGCGGGCGAGTCTACTAAGCCCATCGCCGTAATACCAAGACGTCCTTCTTCATCTATCACACACTTAACTACTTTTCTTTTTTCCATTTTGTTTTGTTTTAAAGGTTATCCTAAACGTGCAAGGTCTTGCACTTTCTCTCTTACTTCAACTTGCGAAGCTACATCACCCGCAAGTACAAATGCGCGTGGCGTTAACTGCTCGGGTCTATCATTGATGAACTGCGCTGCGAGTGGGTTGAACTGTGCGGGCTGTGATTCACCGCCGCCGCCGCCAACACCGCCGCCGCCTGATGGTGGTGGGCTACTTGGTGGCGTGTTACTTTGGAACTGTTGCGATGCAATGTTTTTAACGTTGACAAGACCAGCAGCCACGGCAAGTGCCGCCTGAATGTATGGCTGTGCCGGGAATAAAACAGTAGCGGGATTGATTGCAGCGTTTGCAAAGATACCTTGTGCACCTTTGTACGTATCAACGGTTGCCTGTGCAATGCTTGCCGCCTTCTGAATTTTAAACGCTTTTTTAGCGCGTGCCTCATCACCTTTACCAAATGCCGTAGCAAGGTTTGCAATGGCTCCAAGTGACTGTGATGCTAATGCAAGTTTTGCATCTTGCACAGCCTGTGCATCTGCTAACTCCTTTTGTGCTGCGCGTTGTTGTATGGCATCTACATCGGCAGCATTCTGCGCCGCAATAGCTTTGAGTTGATCAGCATTGCCTTTTGCGCCATCACGCAGCTTCATAGCTTTCAGGTCAGCAAGTGCAATCTCTTTATCTACTCCATCCTCCATCAACATAATCTGCGCTTCCTGTGAATCACGCAACGCCTTTAATTCAGCATCGTAGTTTGTGAGTTCAGTCTTGGTAGACTCGACAGGCTTTGCCGCATCCTTGCGTATTTGCTCTGTAATCTTTGCGGATTCTTCAGCAGTCTTGCGACGTATAGCTAAAATTTGATCAGCAGCTTTTTGTTCATCTGCTACACGTTTATCAAGGGCTGCTTTATTTTGTTGTGTAATTGACAACTCTAAACCTGCTTTTTGATTCTTTAATGATATTAATGCATCTTGAGCCGCTACAACCGTAGCTTCTGCATCTTTTTTAGTTTCCGCAGGGTTGAAAATCTTTTCAGCTAAAAACTTATTTACATCATCAAACGTAGCGGTAACCTTACTGACATCAACTTTATCCAGCGCGATGCCGGGTAACTTGTTTAATAGATCAACAGCACCATTGTAAAAAGTAAAAAAGAACTCGGTTAGTTTCTTTTGTGGTAGAGTTACAAAATCAAGAAAACTTTTAAGGTAATTAAAGTTACGTTCAGCCGCTTTGATTTGTGCCTCTGCCTGTGTCTTTGTTGTTTGAACTACTACTTCCTGTTCAAGTATTGCGGTTTCAAGTGCCTTGATTTTGAGATTTAGAATTTGACGTTCGCTAACACCTTGTTGACGCAATATGTTTTCTTGCGCACTAATGCTATCAACCTGTTTTTTTGCAAGTGCTGCTTTCTCTTGTTGTATGGCAAGATTCTTTTGGTCAGCCTCACTGATACCGTCAAGACCTGCGATGAACTGTGAGGTATATGATATAGCAACAGCAAGGGCTGCACCAATTAGGAAAATTGGGTTAGTCAATAACGCTTTACCGACGGATGCCAGCGTAGTGCCTAATGATTTAATTCCATTGGTAATGTCACCAAACTTGATGCTGGTAATGTTTTGCGCGAATAGCTTTGCACCTTCGGCAGCACCTGCAAAGTCAAGATTGGCTAAGCGTCCTGTAAGCAATCCAGCACTATTTCCTAACCTTTCAAATGCACTACCCGCCTGTGTGCCTACTGCTTCGGCTGCATCACCAATAGCATCTTTAAGTTCACCCGCACGTTGACTTAACTCAACATATTTCTCACTCTTTGGATCAGTAGCAGCAAGCTGTTGTTGAAGTTCCCGCAATTGCGCTTTAAGTGACTTTGATGATTCAGTTGCCTGATTCTCCGCCGCCGCTACATTGTCAAAGGACTGCGCAGTATTATTCACCGCCGTCGATGTGGCGTTGATTTGCGTGTTCAGTTCCTTCAGGTTCTGCTCACTTTCGGTGGTGTCAATTACAAACTTTTTAACGATAGTATCAGCCATATTCAGAATAGGTTATAAATAGCAATTGCAATAAGTGACAGGATGAATAGACGCCACGTCCACAGCGTGACTTTCCATAGCATACGCTGCCACGACTTTAACGCCTTGTTGTGTTTGGTGTTTGGATTCACTCCTGCCTTGATGTATTTGATGCTGTGCTTGATTTGTGTGCTCATCGTACTGCTGTGTATTGTAATGTGACTGTTGTGAAAAATGTGTATGGATAACCACTGCCTGTGGTAATGATTTCAATGCGATGCTCTGTTGTTACCGTGGTAGTATCTATGTTGATAGCAAAGTTCACTGTGCCAAATCCGTTATCTTCATTGATTAGGATTGCACCTGTTGACGCTGCAATGCTGCCGACCTTTTGCAAAGTAACCATGTGCAGGCCATTGTATGTTACACTACCCGCAATGTCTGTTACATTCACATGCAACAGCACAGACCAGAAGCTATCATCTGGTATTGATAAATGCACCCCTGTATTGTCCATTGTTGGCTGTATGATTTCACCGCTAGTAGCAAGTGCATCTTTACTACCAAACATAATCACACCGAACTGCGTGCCGCCTTCCGATTGTGAACGGTCATCTAGCTTCCATCCACCGCCAACGTGAAAACCACTTTGTGTGGTCAGCACATTTTTACCAACCATGCTATTGCCTCTTACTTCTGCATCAAGCTTCAACGTATCACCGACGGCTAGTGTGTTGTTGTTACCTCCGATGATGTCTATGCCAACACCCGAAACTGTCCTGCCCGAATTACCATTGTTCTGTTGCAATACAACATTACGCGGTATAGGTGCTGTGGTTGTACCTATGATGCCGTTGGTTGGTCTATCACCCCCCTGATTGAACGCATAGCACTCTGCCTCGCTCTCACTCCATGAATAGCCATAACGCACACAACAACTTTGTGTTGATGCTACGGGGTCACCGTTACCATCTACGAAGTTCACTATACCGTTTGTGCTAATCGTGCCGGGTGTAGATGAGCAGTCAGCCTCTGTGCGCAAGTATTTCATGAGCTTGACACGTGTCGACTCAAAATTGCCCACCTTGTAATCCGTTACCTCAAGTATGCGCCACTGCGCACCGTTCACGTAGATTATATCACTAAACTTGAATGTAAGGATGTCTGATAAGTCAAGTGCAAAGTACGCCTCCATGATTCGTGCATCAGGCGAATACAATTCATTCATTGCATTACGCCAATACAAGTTAAACAGGTTGTTGTACGGGTTAGCATTAATCTGCGATGGTGGTACTTCAGGTGCCCAGTTCAAATCAAAGTCATCAAGTGAAGGGAATGGATCACTGTAATGTGATAGCGTAGGTACTGCATACAACACAGCCGCCTCAACTCCCACACTGTCATCGAATAGTTGTATGCCTATTGCGTTGATATTAAAACCACATCGAGGACCAGGTACTATAAACTCATTCTTGTCATTAAGGAATTGTGGCACCGCGACATCCGTACCGGGAATAAGTCCGCACGGCATGCTGCGTGTAATTAGTTGCACGCTGTTATCTCCAGTGGTAAATGAACTTACTGCTGTATCAGGATTAACGGTATATCCTTCTGCTTTGTAATCACCGTAGATGCGTCCGTTGTCTTTGTAGAACTTAGACAAGTAATCTTCACCCGCCGTATATGTAAATGTGGTCTTGCTTTTTTGAAGTTCAACCGTGCTATAAATCGTAATGTCTTTGCTTATGTCTAGCTTTGCATTCCAGTCTTTGTCATCACCACTACCGATGTAGCTATTATATGGCACAATGCTAATCTTATTTGGATTGATACGGTCAGGCACAATAGCACAATTGTGCATCTTAATAACATCACTTAAGAAATCAATCTGCCGCATGTCAGGTGCGTTGAGATTATAAATAAATGTTGATCCATAATCAAAGCGAGTACCGATAAGTTCAATCAATGAACTGCCCAAGTCACCCGTACCTGCAAAAATTGTTACCGTAGCTGTGCCACTGCTTACACCATTAGCGGCAAACACCTCGTATCGAAATGCCCACTCAACCGTATCACCACCAAGCAAGTTTAAACCTGTGACAAAATCAATAGTTAAATTGTTAGTGTAGTCGTATGAATTAAAGAATTGTGGTGTGCCGCCGTTAATGATGTAGTATACTTTGAAATTTGTACTTACTCCTACGCCACCATAGCTTGATGATTGAAGCGCAAGCGTAAGGTGGAACGTAAACAATCCTCCCCCTGGTGCCGTATACACTCCCGTTGTAGGGTCAAAGTTTGCGTTGTTGTCAAACGCCTCCGATACAGGTGCGTAGTATACAAATGCACTAATCGCACCGCTGCCTGTTGCAGGCATTGTGATATTACTTGCGTTATAGCTGCGATAGGCATACTGACTACCTAAATCATCGGTATCTAAATAGCCTTTGTTTATCCACGGCATGTAGTAACCTGCGAGGATTGCCATGAGTGAACCCGCCTCAAGTTCAAAACCTGCATCATCAAATATTTGTTGCAACAAATAATCCCAACGAACAGCGGGTGTAAGGTCGGTAGCGTAAAGCGGGGTAGTGCTATCAAATATGCGGCGTGTGCTCTGCTGTCCTTGTTCACTCCATCGCTGCCCGCGATCTATTAAAAACCAAAGACGATTTCCTGTGTTGAATGTCACGTTATCATACTTGACAATCTCGTTAAGATTGGGCAGGTCGGTTAGTGCAGCAAGTTTCTTTTCACCTATAGACTTATATAGGTCGGGTGTCTCAGCGTAAAATGCAAGTTCAATCTCGTTGAGTTTGCCCTGCTGCTGGTATATCTTCCGTACACGCACGTAACCTTTTGCGATAGGCAGAGTATCAACGCGAATCTCAGCGGGTAGTTTGTAGTGAAAGTAGTTGTTTACACCACCTGAATAGTTGACATCGAATAGAGCACCGAGCGCAAGTTGGTTACGGTCTGTAACCGGGACTCTGAACTCACGGCTGAATGCGCCTAATGCTTGGAAGTTGTTGAGGTCAGTGTACTGCCAGTTCTGACTGATGCTTTCGTTTTCAAATAGGTCAAGATAATGCTCCTGTGATGGCGTACCAAGTATTGAAAAGTTGAGCGACTCACCAACGCTAGGAGTCCACCCTTCAAAGGTGCAATCATTAGACACTGTGCCATCCCAAACAGCAGTAAGTAGTTTGAATGTACCAATTACACCTGTTATGGTGCTAGTCACTGTTACATTAAAACCGATGTACTGCATAACGTTATCAGCAATGAATACATCAAACGTTGGAAATACACTTGCACCTCCAGTGTATAACAGCTGAGTGTTACCGTCTGGACTTTCGTTGCTGCGTACAATTAAACTTACCTCTCCATTCATGTTATGTCCAGTATTCGTTAGCCATTCTTACTTTGAGTGTCAAGTTGTATAGCTTGCCATCATAGGTTGTCTTTTCTACATACGACGTGTCATCAATGTTTACAGATACATAGCTGCCGTCATCATTAACAAGATGCACCTGATTGCTTACAATCAAACCACGCAAGTATATAAATTCTTGTTGTGTGATATAGTCGGTTGTCACGGTCAATATGCGCTGCGCTAAGTTAGTGCGCTGATTCAGGCCACGGTCATTTGCGTAGAAGATAGTGGGCGAACTATTGAACAGCGGACGCTTGTAAGTTTTGCGATCTACTTCGGTAGTGTATTCACTTTTCTTTTTAAAGTTAAAGTATTCATAACCTCCGCGAGCACCTACCCAAGCTAAACGAACGTTAGGCCAATTGCATTCGCACTGCGTACCATACACGCACTCATTCCAAAAGATGTAGTCAGCACTTACCTGCGCACTTACTGCGTTAAGCATACGCACGCGGTAGTATCTCCAGTTCGGATTAGAAGATGGACGCGCAATAAATAACCCTGTGCGATCATTTAAGTTAGCAGGAAAGACAGGCACACCTTCAACGTTATTGCCATTTAAAACAATATCACTAGCAACAGCAAATCCTGTTGATGTCACTAGTGTAACCGTTGCCTTAGTCGCAGTATTACTCCCTAAAAAACTATCGCTGCCCGGCACATACAACAATCCGTAATCTTCCTCACGCACAGCAATTGCTACCTTACCTGCTGCAACTCCCCATGTTGCAAAGATGGGTGGGTACTTTGTTGTGACTTGCCTATCACTCATTACAAGTGATGAATCATTGGTCATTGCAAACTTTACGTTCTGCGCTCCTGAGTTTGGATTGGGTTTGTATCCGTCGGTAGGCTGGTAGTATGCATTAACGTAGATACAGTCAGCACTAGGGACTGAGCTACCCGCATTCTCAGTTAGCACACCCGCCACTATCCACCATTCCGATACTGAAAAGACTATGTTATTGGAAGCGGCTGTATCATCGAGCGTGCCCGTGTCTAAGTTGTGCAGCTGCGTACCTTGCGCTTCAAGATTGCGTAGCTGAATCAGCGACTGCAAATCAAAATACAACTTGCCATCTATTGCAGGTGAAATGTAAAAATCAAATACCTGTGTAGTGTTATAGTTCGTCACAGTCACACCGTACTGAAAACCGTCTTGCGCTGTGTTAGTACTCGATGCAACAATCATGAGCTTCTGCCCGCGTGCGCTCCATGTGTACGGCTGGTCTTCTATTGTTATTGCCATTATCTTAAGTTAAGTAAGAATCTTTGTTCAACACCTTTGGCATATGCCTGAATTAATTGCTCACTGTAATCTTCCCATGTATCATTGATTGCATCTTGATAATAGTTGATGCCTTCTATACCATTCTCACCAATGCTCTTTGCAATAGCAAAAGCTGCCGACTTGATTGCGCTTTCAGTTGACTTGATAAATTCACCCTGTCTATTGCGCAGCTTAAGTGGTTTTAGCTTGATCCATTGTTCAATCGCGCTAACAGGTGGCATCTTTGCACCGGGCTTTCTTCCATACTCAATAACATCTGCGTACCTGCCCGCATCACCTTTTACTGTGAAGTCAATAGTTGGCTTGTTATAACGTATGCGCAGTTTGTAGGTGAGTGAGTTTAGCAAATTACCAGATGCAACACGATTCACTACCTTACCACGCACGCGGCGTTTGATGCGCAAGTTACTTTGCGCACGCTCCACGACCGTAGCCGCATATTCGTTTAGTAATGCTTCGTAATCTTCCATTATAATACCTCCTCAAACTCTACTATTGAACCAGCACGCACAGTTAAGTTACCCGCAATTGAGCAGCGAAAGCGAATAGTCCAGGTGCCTGATGCAGTTACGCGCACAATGCCATCCGCTGTGCATAAACCATTGCTAGTAATTGCCACGTTAGTACCTGTGTCGTATGCTGTTTGATTACTAATCGTATTAGTTGTTGCAGCCGTAGCCATTGTGAATCGAGCGTTGTTGATGCTGGTTGCAGGGCCATTGCTTGAAAACATCGCAGTGCCTGAACTTAGACCAAAGCTAATCGTCGCACGCCACTTGTATGTCTTGTTTGCTGTAACTGCAAATGATAGGCTAGTGACATCTTCAAATGTAATACCCACATTGCTTTGATTTACTGCAACAATGCCAGTGCCTAATCCGATATCTGTTTTAAACTGTGCAAGCGTCAATGCGCTCACCGTGTTATCTGCGTTTACACGCAAGTAGCGAATGTCACTTGGATTCGGAAGCGTTGCAAGGTTAGTACCTACCGTAGTAAGTCCGATGCTGTTTTGCTTGCCGTTAAAAGTTGACCAGTCTGCGCTACTTAAGGCACCACGATTTGCCGCACTAGCCGTGGGCAGGTTGAATGTGTGCGTGCTGCCTACGCTACTGATTGCAAAGTCTGTCCCGGCTGTTCCTACTGCAAAGTTTTGCGTGCTCTCGGTTAAGCCATTGAGCGAACTGATACCGATTGCGTATGTAGTGTGCACTTCACCAATGCGGCCATCTTCTGTGTAAAGCGTGACAGTCTTACCATTTGTATTCTGAATGTCAAACTCGATGTGTATGCGATCGGTCGCTGCTGTTGTAGTGGTAGGTACTGATATAGTGAAAGTATACAAGTCAGGCACACTGCCGTTTGTAATTTCTTCCATTGTAGAAGTGGCGATAAGCGTGAAGGTTGAGCCGTTATACTTGTAAAGTTTGGCAAGTATTTGAGCGTGGTTTGAACCGCCGCCCGACTCACTCAAGTATACATCAATGGTCCATACACCCGCAGGTATTAACACGTGGTTAGGACTGTTGTTTGCTGTGATAAATCTTGCAAGTGCTCCTGTAACTGATGCAGTAAAGTTAGCAGCGGGGCCAGTATTAGCGGCTGTGCCTAATTCATAGTATGGATTGCCACCAAAGCTACCCATTGACACATTACCGTTGAAGTAAAAGACCTGCCCACCACCACCACCAGTTGAAGGAAGTGTGCGCAGTGCGCCTGTGCCATCTATATACTGATCACTTGTACCGTTAGCTGTGACGGCAAGTGTGCCCGATGTGGTAACGGGTGAGCCGCCAACACTGAATGCGGCGTTAGTTGGTGCGGGCATTGTAAGGCCAACGCTGGACACTGTGCCGCCACCACCTGCAACTGTGATAAATTCGATTTCACCTGTGCCCGCATTACTTAATCCAAGAACCTGCCCAACTGTAGCCGTGCCAGCGTCAACAGCTGGAGTGATTAACTTAGCGGATGTCGGTGATAAGGTAAGCGATGTTTCAGCGCCTGATGCAGATGCATTAATTGCTGCCTTTATCGTATCAACTATGACTTGTGTTTGCGTTGCACCTGTTACCTTTTGCAGCGTAACCGATGAACTATCAAGACCTACTGAAACATCTGCATTGACTTTAATATTTGCTTTTGATGTTGAGTTTACCGTAAAGTTTGAGGTGTCATTAATAGTTAACTCAAAAGTGTCGCAATCAATAGTATTGTCTTGCGTTAGTACGTTGTCGGTCGTAATTACATCCTGCAATCCTTGCGGGCTTGGTATGGTGGGCTTATTTAATATCTGATAATCTCCACTTGTCGCATTCCAATCCACAGGTGTTTGACGCAAGCGATACCCCACAGCTTGCAATGTCCAATATGCGGGGTTAGTTGGATTGATTGCATCGTTGTTAGCTATACACGCATACACGCTACCGTTATACCATACACGGTCACCTATCACATAAGGATTGCCTAATGCAGTAACGTGATTTGTGTTGAACTCAGTTGACACATACACAGCACCACCACCACCTCCACCACTTGCATCAAACGTTACCGAGCCATCACCGTTATCTGTAATTGTGATATTTGTCCCGGCAACAAGGTCAAGTATATTTTGAACTGCATTGTCTACGCCGTTGGTGCGAAGTACAATTCCGATAGGTGAACCACTGCCGCCTGTGGATGAACCACCAACAGCCCACACAGCGGGAATGTCGCACGCTGACCAGTCCCACGGTACTTCAAGTTGAAGTGAAAAAGTGACACCAGTAAGCGTGTTTTTATACTCTTCCATGAATGGCTCAATGACAGGCGGCGTTACTAGCTGCACATCAAAACCAAATAACACAAGACCGTTCTTGACTTCTGAAATTAAATCTTGCGCAAGTCGCACGCAGTCACTAATGACTTCGCGTTGATATTCTGCTTTGACTTCTTTGTCACGCGGGATGTCTGCAAAGATGATTTGAAAATCGAATTGCATACCACCATCAACAGGCTTGATGTTGTTAGGTACAACGTGCATGAATGGATACTGCTCATCTTGATCCATATCCGCAAGGTCAATCTGACCGTGTGTGAATCGCTTGATAAGCAAGTGACCTGCGGCAAATGCCTCCAGGCGATTAATCAAAACGTTGTAACTGTAATTGTAACTATTCATTACCTATTCCTTTTTTTACTTTCTATCTTTTGCACCTGCACATAGTCGGCTAAATATGTCAAGTGCGTAAACACCTCGTATGCTCTACGGTCTGTGACCATGTCAAACTTAGTTATGTCACGGTCGGCTAACACCTCAATGATGTGGAACCATCCGTACACATCTAAGCCTTCTGGAGTGTATTCATCATCGCTGCTTCCGTCACTATCTGTGTTATCTCTTTTGCCAAATAGTCGAGGGAACTGCCGTATAGTTCCTGTTCTAAACTTGAAAAAAAAACCAGCACGTTTAGCACATGGTCAAGCGTGAGCTTCTTTACATCGTCTATGTACCGAGGTACTTTTAAGCTATCATACTTGTCGATGTCATAGCGTCCTGCCCACTTTGCCATCACAGGGCGGTATAGGATAGCCATCATTTTAAGCGCAGCATCTGCATTCAACTTGCCATCTTTGTACAAGTTTGTACATGTGCTGTCAAGGTCAACATATTCGCCGAATGTCATTTGTGTAAGGTCGGGAATAAATCCAAGTTCAATAGCACCTACACGCACCTTGCGTTCGAATCCATCTGTGCAAAGTTGTATGGCTGCATCGAACTTCATGATGATTTCATCTATCACGTTTGCCTGTAATAGCTTGATGCTATCCATGTTCTTTCCCGTGATCACTCGCACACGCTCCGACGCATCAACCGCATTGCAGTAGTCGATGTATTGACCAATGGTAACGGCCTTTGCATTGGCCGCTATGTTCACTCTAATTTTCATCTTGCTGTTGTATTGTAGTTTTTATTGTGATTTTGTTACAAGTCTCCGTGGACATGAACGATAACAGGTGCTCTTTCATCCCCGGCATGAGTCATACGTGCCTGTTTTGGTTTGAAGAATTCTAGCAGTGCAGTGTAGTGTTTGATGTACTCTTCATCTTCCATCTCGTTCATAATGCGCATGCACTTAGCTGCGCCTTCCTGCACGAACCATTCACCAAGTTCATTCCACATCTTTGTCTTTTCACTGACTGCGCCTTTAGGTTTTAAGCCACTGTGACCGGGTAGCAAATGACCTTTGTCGTTTCTTGTTTTTTCCATTTGATTCAATAAATTTCTATAAGATATTGTTATCTAGGCGCGTGCTGTTCATTCAACTTACCTAGCTGCTTTTTAAATTCAGTGATGAGTTCGCGTATGCATGATGCACATGTAGTAGGTTGTTCTCTCTTGCCCGTCATCTGACTGAAAAAACGGAATAGCACTTCATTATCTTCCTGCGTAATCTTTGGCGCACCGTCTATGCGTTTTATAAATTCACTTAACGCAAGTATATCTTTCTCACTCCAGTTCAATGCCGACCACTTATGTGCCGGGCAGGATGTAAATCTGTACTTAACTTTCAACGACATGAAGCATCCGCATAGTTTGATAGGCTCTTTGTAGTAGGTTACAAAGTTTTCTTCGGGATCTACTGTGCCACCGATTAGTGGCGTGCCGCAAGTACCCCATTTGTGGTTGTACCATTTGCATTTCTTACAAATCTCCAGCCGTTCGCGTTGAATGACTGGAGGCACGTTGAAGTTGTACATAATTTCTGATTCGTTTTAATGCTCTGTGTATTGATAGACGCAGGTATGCATTGGGTATGCCCGTGTCGTTGCTAAGTTGTTTATAGTCGAAGTCAGGTTTTGAATATAGACGCAATAGAATGGCATCATGTTCATTGAGCCGACCGATTGCGCTGTATAAATATTCACCATCTATAAAGTGACCTATCCATGTTTCATCATAGTGCGTATCATCCACACCTTTGTCTGATATAAGCTCGTAGTACTTACGGTAGCGTGTGGCGTAGTCACTTCTATTACTATGCCATGATAGCCACAATGCGCGATCAACATACTGCCTTACCTTACCCCTGCACACTATATCCTCGACATCTTGTTGCGGCCTGTCGAGTAGCCGGGTAATTACCTCATGCACCAAGTCACTTGCCCTATTTTTATCGTGAGTCAAGCCGTTAGCCTTCGCCAACCATGAATTGTAATGCCTTGATATTTCACGACTTACACAATCCAATAAAAATAAATGTTAAAATATTAGGTAATTTGTTACCCATTGCAGTATATTTGGCCCTGTAAAGATAATCAATTTAAAAAATCAAACACAATGACAAGGAAATTTGAGTATTCATTCAGCAGCGTTGAGATGACTGTTGAAGTAACGTTTAGTTACAACACCTATCAGAATTGGCTTGATGACAATCACTCTGAAACATTTATCGATGATATAGAAATCATGCGAGTTATGTGTGGTGAATGGGATGTAACCGCATCACTAAACGAAAGCGCACCTGCTAAGATTCTGCACGAACTTGAGTTCGCATGCGGCGAATTTGCAGTTAATAATAATTAATCAATAAACACAATAAAAATGAAAATCCAAATCAAAGAACCAATGGTAGTTAGTGAAATCGAAGTAACACTGCCATGCTATTTTAAGCACAGTGACGGCTTTCACACTTGCTACGGCAGCATCAACGAAAACCTTGAGCATGTTGAAATGCAAGTCCGTGAAGACGGCTCATTGTTTATGATGGAGTCACGTCAGCTTGCTAAGTTCATGCTAGAATCTTGCATAGCTGCACGCGCTGAACGCAAAGACTTCACACTAATCGAGGAAGCAGTATTTAGTCATCACTTTGCAATGCACCACCGTGAACTGTTCTACAAAATCTTCCCAGACGCAAGACCAAGCATATGAGTAAAGACCGATTAACTCTATACATCAACCGTCGGATGGGCAGCAAGTCTGCCCTCCTTCGGGCGATGCAAAAACACGGCGTGCCCGTGGAAAGAAAGACTATCTACAACTGGTGCCGTGACAATAACAGCATCAAGTTGGAGCAGCTGCAAAAGTTAGCTAAAGCATTTAAAGTCCCGGTGCATGAATTAGTAAAACAAATCACAATTAAACATGAAGGCGATGAGTAAACAACCAACACAAGAGCAAGTGTACTACATTAAAAAGAACTATGGACACATCCCGCATCACAACATGTCCAAGCATCTTGGCATAAGCAGCAAGGTTCTATCCGAGTGGTCACGACTTGCGTTCAATCCGAAAGAGTCAACTAAAAAGTGGCGGCACATCATGCAGAATTTGAACTACCTTGAACAGCAGGAAGAACTCGAACGCGAGCTGCTAATGGAGTATCAAATTAAAGATGTCGACAGGTTTAAAAACGTGACGTATCGCAAAGTGTATAACGCACAGCGCATGTTTTACCTTGTGACAATAGATCACGGTTTTAATTTTATCGTGAAGTTTGATGCACCTGTGCCCATTAACCTTGTCGAGTATTCACCGTGGCCTACTGGACATGATGTAAGCGTTGAGCCTTTGGGCCATTGGGAATGGATGGAATTGAAAAACGACTTAACCGTAGTAGAAGTACCTACCAATGGTGACTATGTTGGCTTATTTTGGTGCGCAACAAAACAACTATTACATGAAGCATGACGAAAGTAAAATGCAGCAACGGTGTGTTGAGTGGTTTAGATACTCTTTCCCTCGCACACTCATTGCTTCCTTCCCTAACGGTGTGTACATCGGTGGCACTCCAGTGCAAAGAGCACGCAGGTGGAATCTTTTAAAAGCAGAAGGCGCAATGCCGGGTATGCCTGACCTTATGATATGCATGAGCAATGGCCCATACCACGCACTGTTCATCGAGATGAAAACCGAAAAGGGTAAACTTTCAGAGATGCAAAAAATCGTTCACGCACAGCTAATCAATGCAGGTTACTGCGTTAAGGTGTGCAGGTCATTTGAAGAATTCACAAAAACAATTAAAACTTATTTAGAAGCATGAGAAAAACAACAAAAACAAAGTATTCAGCATTCATTAACGACTGCTACCACCATGTAACTTTTGACAAAAACTTGATGCGTGATAGTCACGAAGTAAGTAATAATCTTTTACGGGCTATGGCGAATAAGAATGTAATAAGAGTTGACGCAGGTACTGGAAGATGGATAGGCGCAACACCTAATCCGATTATGATGAATGAAATATTTAGAGAGTACAACAGGCTTGTTGATATTGATCTATCAAAAAGAAAGTCAAAACCACATGGCAAGCAGCTCACCATTCAACCAATCAAACGAGCTGAACGCCCAGTTCCGCAATCTATCATTGAACTCAATGAAAAAATATCAGAGTATCCCATACTCGATGTGGCAATAGCCTTTCTTGCCGGAATGGTAGTAGCAGCATTCTTTACTTTAATTTGGAAGTAGATATAGTTTGACTATATTTGCAACGCGTACCCTTATGAAAAACATTTTAAATCCCATCTTCACTGCATTGCCATAGCCATTCGGCTGAGGGTACGCCTTTGCATGTGGAGGTGGGTATTTACTTTTATGGCTATTAATTCTAAAACAATGTTTAG